TTGCACGTTCTGCGGAAGAAATTGAAGATAAAATCAGCGAAATTGGTGAAAACTATACCGAAATCTACCGCGACATTGCGGTGCAAATCATCAACGGAGAATATGGTAATGGCGCGGAAAGAGTTGCGAAACTGGTTGCAGAACATCGAGACCCGCAGTTCGCACAGGAAATCGTGAATGTGATGGTGTAGTTATGGCAGAGTTCTCGTTGCAAGGCGCGTACAACTGGGCCGTCAACATGTGTAACAAACCTAACGTCGGCTACTGGATGTCAAGTTACTGGAGAAATATGTCAGTGAAAGACGGAGTAACTTACGTTGATTGTTCCTCGTTTATGTTCTTTGCTTTAGGCATAGGCGGTGGATACGACATGAGCGAGTTTGGCTTTTCTACTGACTGGGAGTTGTATCCAGAAATGCACGGCGCTGAGCATTTCAATGCGTGGGTGGTGCACACAATGACGCCACGTTTGCCGAAGATAGGGTTTGAACGCATTTACCCTGTACCTGACTACTGGTTAGCCGGTGATATTGTAACAAGGTATGACCCAAAGACAGGGGAAGGACATACTGAAATGTGCTACAAGTCACCGCGCATAACAATGGGCGCTCACACCAGCAGATACCCTCTTGCTCAACAAGTTTCTATTAACACATGGAACTCAAAACCTGGCGACTATCAATATCTCTGGAGATACACCGGAAATATCGGCCCATTGCCGCCGGAGCCACCTCCTCAGCCTGACCCTGGCGGGGACCCTGGTAGTGACGATAGACAGAGAATGAAACTGTGGATGATGTGCAAACCTTGGTGGAAAATCTGACGATTAAATAACACAGAAAGGAGTGAAATAATGACACCTAAAATCGTGACAAGACTTGCCAATATCGCTGCGAAACTCGCCGGGAGTGACAAGTATGACCCTACGATTGAGCCGGTGACAGCGTTTGAGTATTATCTGGACAAGGGCGTAGACAAGATTCTGGCGATTAAAGGCGTTCCTGCGGTGGAGGCTGGCGACAAGGGAAAAGTGCTATCAGTGAGCAGTTCCGGTGCTCCTGTGTGGGAGAACAGAGAACCTCTGGTTGTCACTTTCTCTGGTACAACTGAAAACGGTGATGCCGCCTGCAACCATACATGGGAAGAAATCTCCGCGGTTATCACAGCGGGAAGACCTATTACGGTACAATTCGACAGCGGACGTATAAACACGCTTAATGTCGCTATCTGGGCCGGCGGCTTGCAAGGCACATATATCGACATTTCAGACCCTACTAACCCCGGAGACTCGTACACCCGTATCAACTGCCTTATCTTAAATAGTGGCATAGTTACCTGCGAATTTACCGAGGTTTAACGTTCCATCTTTGAGAGCATCGAGAAAAGTCAATTTGCACAAAACAAAAGGAGGCATTTTACACATGGCAACCCTTAATCGTGACGAATTTTTTAAGACTCTTTCCGACCTCGTCGGTGACAAGAGCGACCCCGATTCCATCAAAGCCCTTGAGGACATGACCGATACATACAATGCCCTCGAAAACGGTGTAACCGGTGACGGCATTGACTGGAAACAGAAGTACGAAGAAAACGACAAATCCTGGCGCGCCAAATACCGCAACAGATTTCTCAACGGCGACGGCGGGAATGGCCCCGGCAAAGTGAAAACTGACCCTGACTCTGTTTCCTATGACCCTAACCGCGTCGGTTTCAATGACTTGTTCAAAAAGGCATAACTAATACAACAAAAGGAGGTAAACTGAATATGCCTATCATTCCGCAAAATGTGAAGCTGAACGCTTCCTCTGTTGACATTCTCAATGCCATCAGAAACAGCGCATCTGCGAACTACCGTGACTACATCCCCGCGGCCGAGAATTCCCCCGAGAGCGTGCGAGAAATCGGCGCCGTTCTGATGGATTTCCCTGTCCTCCAGAACGAGTTTGTTTCCGCCCTTATCAACCGCATTGGTGCGGTTCTCCTGGAGTCCAAGACGTACCAGAACCCGTGGTCCGTTTTCAAGCGTGGCCGCCTTGAGTTCGGCGAAGCTATCGAAGTCATTTTCACCAACATCGCGAAAGCCCACGGCTATGACCCGGCGGCTTCCGAGAACAAAGTTTTCAAGCGTGAAATCCCCGACATTCGGTCCGCCTTTGCGTTCCTCAACTACCAGCAGTTCTACAAGCAGACCATCCAGGAAGAGGACCTAAAGCAGGCTTTCCTTTCCTGGGATGGCGTGTCCTCCCTCATCGCGTCCATCGTTGACGCCATGTACACCTCCGACCAGACAGACGAGTTCCTCACCATGAAGTATATGCTCGCCAAAGCCATGCTCAATGGTCACATACCCGCGGTGGAAATCAGCACCAACGACATTCGTGGCACCATTGCCACCGTCAAGAGTGTCAGCAACAAGATGACCTTCCAGAACACCAAGTACAACCGCGCCGGCGTCATGGCTAACACCAAGAAGGATGACCAGTATATCATCGTCAACAGTGACTTCGATGCCACAATGGACGTGGAAGTGCTGGCCGCGGCCTTCAACATGAGCAAGGCCGAGTTCATGGGCCACAGAATTCTCGTGGATGGCTTCGGTGAGTTCGACGACGAGCGGCTCGCTGTTCTCTTCGAGAAGGACCCCACCTTTGCACCGCTGACGGACGACGAGAAGGCCGCTCTCAATGCCATTCCTGCCGTCCTCGTCGAGAGAAACTGGTTCCTGATCTACGACAAACTGTTCAAGTTCACCGAGCAGTACAATGGTGAGGGCCTGTACTGGAACTACTGGCTCCACGTGTGGAAAATCTGCGGCATCTCCCCGTTCGCTCAGAGCGCACTATTTGTGCCCGGTGAGCCGAGCGTCGAGAGCGTCACAGTTTCCCCGGCCGCCGCTACCATGTATCCCGGCATGAGCCTCGCTCTTTCCGTCGATGTTGAGACTGACAATTTCGCCAGCAAGGCGGTCGATTGGGAGAGCGACACCGAGGGCGTCACTGTCTCCCCGACCGGCGTAGTCACTGTCAGCCCCGAGTTCGAGCGTGGCGCCGAGGATATCGAAGTCACTATCACCGCGACCAGCGTCTTCGACAGCACCAAGAGCGACTCTGCGACTATCACCATTCCTGCGGCTGATTGATGCCAATGTCTGTGAAAAGGGGAGGGGGTAAAACCTCTCCCCAATATGAAAGAAAGGAGTGAGAATTGTGGCTGAATTTGACCCCTATGAGTACATCCCGGAATTGATAAATGATGAGTATTACATCAAGCCAGGGACTGACATTTTCATTCTGCGTGGTGTTCCCCTTGACAATACCTACGAGCACACCATCGTATGGGAAAACCTCGATGCGGACAGAACGCAACAGAGAGACTATTTTCTGTCTAAAGCAAAATTCGGTATCCCTAAAAATAGCTATCAAAGGGTTGATAGATTCTGGCTCAAAGTTAATGTAAACGCTGAGTATCTGATGGATTGTAACTACATCATGTTCAAGAACACACCGTTTAACATGGTCAAGTGGTATTATGGCTTCATCACCGATGTGGAATATATCAATAACAATACGTCGAAAATACGCTATGAGTTAGATGTTATGCAGACGTGGTTACCAGGGCAAAACAGAGACTATCAGCTGTTGCCTTGTTTCGTCGAAAGATGCCACGCTATGTCTGACGAGTTGTATGAAAATCTTATTCCGGAAAGTATCGTAAATAGTGACGAATATTTGGTTGACGATTCTGTCGAATTTGATATGAATGAATTTGACGTTGTTACGCTTGCTACTGAGGAATATGAAGGGCCAACCACAATAGGCGGTGATGACGGCATTGTTGTCAAAGAGAACTTCAAACCAGCGCAAGGTAGTATGCAATTTGGAGCATATGGAAAGGTGTCAGTCAGAACATGGCACGTCAACACAACTACTGGCGGCGACATTGACCAACTGGAACGGTACTTAAACGCATACATTAACGCAGCGAAGGAAAACTGTATTGTTTCGATGCAAGTGTATCCCTCAAAGTTTAGGCCGTTGACAGGTGCAACACCCCCTCCTGTTGATGGTGAAGAAAGTTATGTACGTCCTGCAAGAGCATATGATGTGAATTTGAGCCAGCCTAAGAAGGGAGATAAGCTCGGCGGCAAAGACAGTACGTTTATCCCTAAAAATGCAAAAATGTATTCTTTTCCGTTCAACCTTGTGAGAATTAACAACGAGTGCGGTGAAAATCACCTTTATAAGTGGGAGCTTTTCGACCGTTCAAGGCGAGGAGCTTTCAAGATTGTCGGAAGCTATGTATGGCAAGCCTGTGTCGTAGTTTACCCGAAAATGTATAAGCACATTTCAAAGAACATGGACGAAGCTATGACTTTTACTAATTTCACTGTTTGTCCTTGGGCGAGTGACGCTTACAGAGCTTGGTGGGCGCAAAACATCGTCAATGTCGGTGCAACCACAGCCGGCGGCATTGCTTCTCTGATTGCGGCGATTGTTGGTGCAGGTGTCGGTGGTGCTACTGCTAACCCTATGCTGGTGGCTACTGGTGTAGGTGGTGTAATCTCAGCAGGAACTAAGATTGCACAATCGTTGCATGAAGCAAATCATCAATCGTCTGCGCTTCATGGCGACGCAAAAACATCCTTAGTTTTGCCCATGATTAAGAACGTCAAATTCGTATTTACAAAAGAAAGCCTTCGTCCGGAAATTCTGCAAATCTACGACGATTATTTCACCCGCTTTGGCTACGCACAAAAGAAAGTAATGTTCCCACGTCTGGTGGCAAGAGAGCGCTGGACTTATGTGCAAACTGTCGGATTCGAGTTTAACGGCGAAATCAACGATACTGATACAAAGAAAATCAAGTCTATCTTTGACAATGGTATCACATTTTGGCGCAATCCTAATGACGTCGGGCATTACGAATTAGACAACAAACCCTTAGTGTAAAGGAGGGATGAAGATTGGCAAGAGGTTTGAACCAACAGAACGCTGAGTTTTGGCAGGCTCTTGAAGGAAATACGTGGAAATATCGTATCTACTTTGAGCGCCTTATGGAACTCGCTATTTCGATGTTTGAATGGAAAAATCTGCCTGACTCTGTTGACCCCAGATTTCTCGAACTTGCGCTTTTTGGTGACGGTGCGGCGGTGTTTTTCAAGGACGAAGAACTTGGAGACCATTTGGCACTTCGCGTGATGCTCGGTGGGCCTATGAGCGTGTACAACATTCCCACCAGACGCAGGGCCTACGCTTCCAACGGCTACGGGTGCGACCTGAATGAGAAAAATAGTGTCATTATCTGGAACAATATGGTGCATACTAATACCTATCCTTTGGTGAGAAACTACGCCAAGCGACTCTGGGACCTGGATTGCACCATTGATGTGAACGCCAAAGCACAGAAAACGCCTGTGTTGGTTCTCGCGGATGATAAATCACGTTTGACGCTCAAAAATCTGTATATGCAGTACGAAGGCAATATGCCATTTATCTATGGATACCCCGACCAAATAAACCCGAAGAGTCTCATGGCTATCAACACTGGCGCGCCTTACGTTGCGGACAAAATTCAGGCACTGAAAACCAGCCTTTGGAACGAGGTTCTCACCGCTTTGGGTATCACTAACGTCAGTTATCAGAAGAAAGAGAGAATGATTACTGATGAAGTGGTTAGAGCACAGGGCGGTACAATCGCTTCGAGGTATCCGAGGTTAAATGCGAGACGAGAAGCGGCAGAACAGATTAACAAAATGTTTGGTCTCAATATCGAAGTTGATTTCAGGCCAGATTTCCGCGAAGCTGACGATGACGTTATGCTCAAAGATGACACCAGTGGCGTTAATAATGTGCAAATGACGCATGGCGCCGAAGATGCACAGTAACGAAAGGGAGTGAAAGTGAGTGGCGCTATACACAACGCAGGTTAAAACCATCTGCGAAGCCGCTTTGGGGCGCGAATATCCAGCTGGTTTTGACGAAATCAACGACGTCCTTACGCAATCCGCACCGCTTGTTTTTAACTTTGACTTTCCAATCTGGGACGAAGCTTATAGACTCACGCTTGAAACCAAAATTCTGAAGCATTATTACATGAGAGAAATCGGAGCTGAGACCGTTGGATTGTGGAAACTGTGGCTGGATGAACGTCTGAACCTTATCATGCCCTACTACAATGAGTTGTACAAAACCACAGTGCTTGAATTCAACCCTCTTTATGATGTGGATTTGACGACAGAGCATGACGGTGGCAACAAGCGGGATGGTACAAACACATCCCAGGAAAACGGTGAAAATGAAAAGAACACGGACCGCACTGGAACGAACACGAGGGCCGGCGTTAATGAGGCCGAGCGCAATGCTATGGTAAATAACACCGGAGAGAGCCATGATGTTCACCAGGGCGGTGACGTTAGTAAGTTCAGTGATACGCCGCAAGGGTCGATTGAAGATTTGGCAAAGGACAGATACTTGACTAATGCAACTATCAACTCGAACCAGTACACGGACGATAACACTAATAAAAGCAAACAAGAGAGCGTTGGGCGTGACAAGAGCACGAACACAGATGTGGCTCAGTTTGCGGAAAAAGATGCCGACAAGTCGAAGCATGCGGTGACAAAGGTGGGAAAAGAACTGGTGAATACCACCGAGAAGTATCTTCACCATGTTTACGGCGCGAATGGCAACAGGACTTACGCCGGAAAACTGCTTGAGTTTAGAACCGCTATTCTCAACATTGACAAGATGATTATTGACGAACTGAGCGACCTATTTTTGGGACTTTGGGGGTGAATTAAATGGACGTTCTGGTTATCAAACTTGGTACGTTTGCTATGGCTGTGCATGAGAAAATCCAGAGTCTGAGTTTTGAAGAGAGTAGCGGCAGATACGTGATAATCGAGGCCGACGGAAGTAGAACAAGCGTCAAGAAAGATTCGTACATGATTACCATTTTGAGATAAGAAAGGAGCGTGCCTAATGGGTACAAACTGGTTCCCGGGCAATAACCCGGAGAGTATCCCGAGATACGGGTATATCCCGAAGATTGCTTTGCCGACTGTGTTCGGCGATGCACTGTCGTATCTGGAGGTGATTGGCCGTTACAACGCTGAGTTCAACAAAGCGATTGACGGTATCAACAAACTCGCAGAGAATATCGAAACTGAGGTGCAAAACAGCGTCGAAAATGCGAAAATTCCTGTCTACGCTGAGCTTGTGAATAACGGGAGCGCAATCATCAGCCCTAATAACTGGAATGTGGACAATCCTCAGGCCCTCTACGAAGCAATGGGAGCCGGAAAACTGTGCATTTTGCACGGAAATCTCAGTTTCAACATCGACGGCCTGCCTGTGGTACAGGCAACAAACAATATGTACTTCATTCTCACGCAGTTCTATCAGTCTGTTGTCAAAGATAATAACACTACTGTCTACGCTGTGTTTGTCAACTACGACGAAACTCATGTGAGATTCGCCAAACTAAGCCTGTACAAAGAGAACGGCATCTATTCGTCTGAGATTACCGACCTACGCGAGGTTCATTTGCCCACCGACATTGAATTTGAGCAGATTGACAACCTGTTCAAGAAGTGCGTGTTCCTGTACAAAGGGAGGGAGAACATCCCGGACGAACAGGGGCAGTACATCGAGCTCATGGAAAACGCCACCGAGAACGATTTGAGCCGCTTCTTCGTGGTGCAAACTGGCGGAAGTATGTACGTGCCGGAGTGCGCTCCTGCTGTCTGCGTCGATAGCGAGAACGGAAACATCGGTGAATTGCGCTACGGCGGTAACAGCACGCCGTGGGCAAGAGTGTATTCCTACGGCATCAAGCTGAACAGCAATTTCGCCGGCGCGATTGCTCACCTTACCGAGGTTGACGGGGAACTCCTCAACGCTATCGGTAACAATTCTGTGGCCATCAATGGTGTCAACGAGCGTGTCGATGACGTAAGAGATGATTTGACCGCCCTCGGTGAGAGCGTGGACAGCAAAGACGGTGAGAATGTTAAGTACACCGCGCAGAACAGGACTACCGCAGAAAAGGAGAGAGCCAGAGCCAATATCGGTGCGGCTCCTACCGAGAATCCGGTGTTCACTGGTGAGCTGGCCCTGGGAAATGGGTACGGCGCAAGCGTGCTGTTCAATGTCACCACACAGGTCGGCGTAGTGGCGCTGGATTTCAGCCAGAGTCCAATCCGGATTGCGGGTGTCCGTAGTCCCGTCAATGAGCAGGAGGTTGCCACCAAGGGGTACGTTGATTACGCCGTGGGCAATGTCGATGCGGTAAAATATACGGGGCAAGATAAGAACGACAACGAGCGAAGAATTGCGCGGGAGAATATCGGTGCGCTTAGCGCCAACAGCCCCTACGCCTATGGCACGTTCAGCATCGAAAACAACAACCTTGTGCTTGAGCTGACGATTGCGCCTATCAGCGGGAATAAGGTACTGACACTCGGAGGAACAGCCGGATATACTGTCGTGAGAAATGTGGCGGAGCCTGTGGGAGACAATGACGCCGCAAACAAGGCTTACGTTGACAGCGTTCTGGTGATGTCTGAGGGCAACGTCAAGTACGCTGTACCGCAGAATCTGAGTGTGGAACAACGCACGCAAGCGAGGAGAAATATCGGTGCTATCGGCGTTGGTCAGGACCTCGTCGCTACGACTGAGTTTTTGACAACAGAGGAGCTGGAGTATGCACCGCAAATTGCTCTGAAAAGTGAGCTTGCTGGTGAAAACCAAGAGCCTTACGTGCGAAAGCTGTTTATCGGATGGAGTCCGAACCAGGATGACGGCGCGGTGAAAATCATTGATGACGATGGCGGATACCATCCAATCAGAGCCGGACGCGGCCTTAGCGACAACGAATGTGCTACCATTGCACAGCTGAATGAAGCAAAGGCGCCGTTCATCATCGTGATTAACAGCGCCGAAAATGCGTGGACTACGAATAACCCGTTGCCCGCGTGGAATGTGCTCGCTAACATCATCAAC